AGTCACAATGTTATTTCTATGTATTCTAATAATTATAGACTTGCAATTATTAGTAAAGATTCATTTACTCCCAAGGCAACAATCTTGGGATTCAGTTTTGTCAACGAAGGATTTAACCTAAGCACAGTTAACAGCTCTAGTGCAACTAATCCTACACGTTTTTATGGAACAGCCACCGCCGCTGATGCACTGTTATTTAATGGTACTGCGGTAGCTGCCTCAAATTTTTTAAGGTCAGATTATGCTCCTGTTGCTCTTGTACCATTTAGTGTGCGCAGTGACGGCGGTATTAGTCTTGGAAGCAATTTAAGTTTCAACTTAGGTACTGATGGTACTAATGCTGTCATAACTAACAGGACTAGCGGCAGTCCAATTGACATTAAATTAAACAATGCAGGTGTTACAAACACAGTAGTACACATTGATCCGACAGGTAAAGTAGGTATCGGTAGTAATAATACTAGCCCTACAACAGCATTAGATGTAGCAGGCACGATTACAACTAGGGTTGGTTTAAACGATACTGGTACAGTTGACAGTTCTGCAATAGGTACTGGCAGTATTAAAACAGCTGGCGGACTAAGTGTTGCTAAAAAATCCAATTTTGGCGACGATATAACCAGTTATGGACAATATTTTTTAAATTATTTAGATCTTACAGGTACTCCAGTTGCTGCCGCAGTAATTCAACCAGGATCAGATGCAGCCGCTAACTTATATGACATTGGATCAGCCGCTAGACCTTTTAGAAATATCTATGCACAAAGTTTTGTTGGAAGTTTTAACGGAACATTTGCAGGCAGTCTAAGTGGTAACATTACCGGATCAGCGGCTCGACTAGCCAGCGAGACAGTTTTTAGCCTAACCGGCGATGTCACTAGTAATCCAGTAGGTTTTACGGGACAAAGTGCATTAGGTACAGCAATCTTTACCACTAGTATCAATCAAAGTCTTATTACCAGCAAGACTACAGCAATAGATAGTTTATCAACGGACTCGCTACTTGTGTATCGTTCGGGAACTGGCCTGTTGCAAATGACAAAACAGGTATTTTTTAATCATGTGGCCACAATGCCAGTTGGCACTATTTTACCATACGCTGGCTCAACACCACCAACGGGATACTTATTCTGTGACGGTAGTGAAGTTTTAATTGCCACATATGCTGTTCTTTATAGTGTTCTTGGGTATACCTACAAAGCCGCAGTATTGCTACAAGGTGCTGGAACATTTGCCTTGCCAGACCTTAGAGGCCGAATGGCCTTGGGTAAAGATAACATGAACAACAGCTTTACAGTTCCATATAAAGATGGTTCAGGAGTACTGGTAAGTGCAGGTGGCGGAGTTGCCAGCAGAGTTACTGATATCACTGGTAGCACACTAGGTTCAAGTTCGGGTACACAAGGAGTTACTTTAACTACTGCTAATCTACCAGACCATAAGCATAATTTAAGTAGTGCTTCGTCACAATACTATGTTGCCGGCCTTCCGGGCGCTACTCCAGATCCAAATGCTATTCCTGGATTAGGATTGCCTGCTTCTAGTACAGGTTCCGGATTACCAAATAGTGGAAGTGTTATTACTTCACAATCTTCTGTAGCAGTAAATGTTATGAATCCATATACAACTATCAACTATATAATATTTACTGGGGTCATCTAATGAGTTATACAATAAATCGTAGCAACGGAATCCAATTAACTAGTATTGTAGACGGTACTGTTGATCAAACGTCTACTGATCTAGTCTTGATCGGAAAAAATTCAAGTAGCTACGGAACTTATATTAATGATAATTTTGTTTGGCTACTTGAAAACTTTGCCAACAGTAGTCAACCTATTCATCCTATTACTGGTCAGCTATGGTTTGATACTACTGAAAACAGATTAAAAGTATACGATGGTGCATCATTTAAAGTTAGTGGCGGCACGATTGTCTCAGCCTCAGCTCCGAGTGGTATCACAACAGGTGATATATGGATTAATAGCTCAACAGAACAGTTGTTTTTTAATGATGGAATACAAACACAATTGGCAGGCCCGATATATACTAAAACCCAAGGTGCTAGTGGGTTTGTTGTCGATACGATCGTTGACTCTAACAGTATCAGTCGTACGATCGTACAACTATATGTGGGACAAACATTATTGGGCATTTTCAGCAAAGACGCTTTCACCCCAAAAACTACTATTGCAGGATTCACAGGCAATATCGCAGTCGGATTCAATGCTAGTAATATTACTGGTATTAAGTTTAATGTTCCAGTTTCAAGTTCATATACGTTGATTGCTCCGGACGGCAGTCTTAAAACTACGTCTAACTTTGTTACAAATACTGGTACAAACAGCATGACTGGCACGTTATCTATTCAAAATAATACGCCATTAATACTGGGTACCAACGCGAATAATCAACTTGAAACATCAACAACATTATTCAACATCAAGTCAAACACATCCAATCAAAATATCCAACTTAGCACACTAGTTGGAAGTACTATTTCTCCGGCAGTATTTGTCAACGCCACTAGCCAGCGAGTGGGTATATTTACAAATACTCCAACAGCTATGCTTGATGTAGCAGGCAACGTATCTATACAAGGTACATTAACGGTACTGGGAGCAACCACAACGATTAGTACAACAAATCTTGTGATTTCTGACAAATTAGTTACTATAGGATTTACGGCTAGTCCTACAGATAGTACAGCAGATGGAGCAGGTATTGAAGTACCTGGTGGAACTACTAAGAATTTTATCTACGTCAATGCTACACCGGCATGGACCAGCTCGGAAAATTTAAATTTAGCCACTGGTAAAACATATAAAATTAATGGATTTGATGTAGTTACAGCTACAGCATTGGGATCAACTATCGTTAGTGCTCCGGGTTTGAACAGCATTGGCACATTAACATCACTTACAGCTGGTACTTTGTCAATTACTACAAATACCCTAACAGCTACACAGACTAATAGCAACTTGGTATTAGCACCAAATGGCACAGGTTCTGTTGATGTTTCAAGTAAAAAAATAACCAGCGTAGCTACACCTGTATCGGGAACTGACGCCGCCAATAAAACATATGTTGACGCTAGTACACAAACTGCCCCTCAAGGCATTAACTTGACTACAACTAATTTTACAAATGCACAAGTAGCAACTAACTTTATAACTAGGTTATTTCCAACTGCCGAACATCAAAATGGGGCTACGATTAGAGCATTCTGTATTGATCAAGGCGCTACAGAGGTAATTAATGCTGGAAGTTTTATATCCAGCCGTGTTTATCAAATAGTTGCGGCAGGAAGCACTACATTTACTAGTATTGGAGCGGCCAATAATACCCCCGGCACTATTTTTGTTGCGACAGGTGTAGGATCGGGATCAGGCACAGCGGCACCTGTAATTAGGGTATTCCAGCTAACTACAGGAACCTGGACTTACCAGAGTTACTTGTAAGCCAAACTAGCATAAATACACTAGAATAAGGAAAAGGGCGAAATGTCATACACCATAAACAGATATAACGGAACACAAATTGCTGTAGTTGCCGACGGCACTATTGATGCCACTATTGATCTTAAATTGATTGGTAAAAACTATGCGGGATACGGCGGCGTACAAAACGAAAACTTTGTATATCTGCTAGAAAATTTTGCCAATACCACCCAACCTCCAAAGCCGTTACCGGGACAAATCTGGTACGACAGTGGGAACAGCAAACTAAAATTCTGGGACGGAAGCAAATTTCGCACTACAGGCGGTGCAGAAATAGGAACAACTGCTCCAACAGGTTTGACAATTGGTGATTTCTGGTATGATTCTTCTAATCAACAATTATATGCATATAACGGTTCTAGCTTTACCCTAATTGGTCCGCAAGCAGTAGCAGGTTCTGCTACTACTCAAATGCGCTCAGTTAGTCTGACTGACATTGCAGGTGGAACACATGCTGTTATTCAAGCAGTTGATAACGGTGCTGTTATTTTTATTGTAAATTCAGACAGTGATTTTACACTTGATAATACTATTAATCCTATTACTGGATTTTCAATCGTACATCAGGGTGTAACATTATGCTATACTAACAATAATTCACAGCCTGGCCAGACAACAAGTAGTCACAGATTTTATGGTACAGCTACTAATGCTGACAGATTGGGTGGATTAGTAGCTAGTAACTTTGTACAAGCTACAGGATCGCCACAATTTACATCTCAAGTTAATTTTGGTGACGTTGGATTTACTATCGGTAATCCAATAGCTAGATTATCGATATTTAATCAAGGTGCTTCTACTCCTACGATTTCTAATCAGGTTAATAACACAATTGCGTTTCAAACCACAGTCAGCTCAACAACCAAGTATCCATTACAACTTGTAGGTGCCGATGTGCTTCCAGGTGTTAACTTAACAAGTAATCTAGGAGCAGGCGGGTTACAATGGAACAATGTATATGCTAATTATTATTATGGAACGTCACAGCAAACTGATGCATTAAATGTTGGTGGAAATTATAGAACAGCATCAGTGCTAGCAACAGGAAACACAATTGCCGCCCGAGATTCAAGCGGTAATTTAGCCGCCACATTCTTTTCTGGCACATCCACAGCAGCCAATTATGCTGACTTAGCAGAAAAATATCTAGCTGATGCCGACTATGAAGTTGGTACAGTTTTAATGATCGGCGGCGATAAAGAAGTAACAGCCTGTAAAGTTGGTTTCCGTGCAGTTGGACCAGTATCTGCTAATCCAGCATTTATGATGAACAAAGATTTAGAAGGCGGTACCTATGTTGCTCTAAAAGGCCGTGTGCCAGTAAAAGTGACTGGTTCAGTGGAAAAAGGCCAAACATTAGTTGCTGGCCCTAACGGAACAGCTCAAGCATCACACGATATTAACAATGTTTATTTTGCAATCGCATTAGAAACTAACAACGATGACGGTGTCAAAATTGTCGAATGTGTAGTTTTATAACGGTAAATAGATAACTTAAAGGATACAGCATGGCAGGCGTAGGTACAAATATATTAGCGTTAGACTATAATATTATCCAATCTAAGATTGGACAAGTATTAGGTGCTGGCTCCGGAAATTACGGTTATAATCAAACAGTGCTCAGCAATCAAGTATCCGTAGGTAATAAAATTACTGCTGTGCAATGGCAAAATTTATACAATGATTTAATCAGTGCAAGAACACATCAGACAGGTGCTAATGAAACTGGCAATTTGACCTACCCTACTACCAGCACAAAGATCACCGAAGCTGATAGAGCCGCCTATCAGTCATATGTAAATGTAATTGATACTAATAGATTAATAACTCCCCCGTCTGGACAAGTCACTCTTGAAGCATATGCTACAGGGACTCGTAGTAGTGCATGGAACGGTACTATCACACATACTGTTACTCTTACTTTTGCTGATCAAAATACTGCTAGAGGATTTTTTAACGCTGGCGGACAGATTCAAATATACGCCAGTCACACACCAGATGTAAGTAATCTTAAAAATAACAGTTGGCAAACCATGTTGAATAACATGGGAATTATCAAGATGACATATAATAGTCTCAGTAATACCGGCACATCAACTGGGGTAACTGTAGCATCAGCTGTTGGTTTCTATCAACTGACAACTAGCCCACAATTAATATTCCAAAAATTAACCGAACAACCTACATATAGTCCTAACCAGTATGATATCTATGCCAATATAAACGGTCCTGCAACCGCAATAACATTTAGTATACAATTTGCTGATTTATCAGCACCCCCTGGGTTTCAAATCGATGAAAATGTAACAGGCACACTGTCTAGTGTAGTCAATGGCTATCGTCCTTCTGGTGCATCTGTATCTGTAACTGCTCCGACAGTAGTACAGTCAGGACCGTAATCCCCTAAATACTTGACAAGATAATTACTGTAGTGTATCATATACATTACGGAGTTATCTATGGATGAGAAAATCGAAAAAGCATTTGCGGTAGCCAATTACATGGTTACACTGTCAAATCAACGAAGATTAATTTTAGAAGAATTTAATCAAAAAATAATTTATTATACTAATGGTGCTACATTTAAAGTCACACCCGAATTGATTAATTTTACCAAAACCACAATTGAGTTAGGCTATGAGACCGACGTTCCATTTATCGATGCCAATAGTTTTCCGATCATAATTACTGATGTAAAAGAGTTTTTAGATAATATTGTGTCTGTATATTTTGAAGCATTGAATGAATATACTAACAAGTTTATAGGAATAAAATCTAAAAGAAAAATTGCAGACATCGTTGACCTATGACAACAGGCGCTATATTATTTGCTCAAAATAATTCAACTGTTGATTATATAAAATTAGCAGTGTTTGCCGCAAGTCGTGTTATTGATCATCTAAATATTCCTGTCAGTATAATTACAGATAATCAGCAATGGTTGATCGATCATTATCCCAATCATCCGTTCGATCAAATAATCGAGATTGCATTAGATACATCTCCCCAACAAAAATATTTCCATGACGGCACGTTGGCATCTCATAAATTAGACTGGAAAAACAAATCACGCAGTAGTGTTTATGATTTAACTCCCTATGATAGAACATTGGTAATTGATAGTGACTATATCATTAGTTCGGCCATTCTCAAAACTGCATTGATAAACGAACATGATTTTCAAATTTATAGTAGGAGTTTTGATTTGGCCAGCTGGCGAACAACTTTAGAATTTAGTAGAATCAATCAATATAGTATTCCATTCTATTGGGCAACTGTTTTTATCTTTAACAAAAATTCGATCACCCAGTGTTTCTTTGATTTGATTGCCTACATTAGACATAACTGGTTATATTTTAGGAATTTATATAGCATTGAAAGTTATGTATTTAGAAATGATTTTGCTTTTAGCATTGCTATACATATCATGAATGGTAAAACTAATGGTGAGTTTGCTGTAGAATTACCGGGTACGATGGGCTATTCAATTGATAAAGATATCCTAGTTGATATTGTAAATGATAAAATACACATCTTATTAGAAAAACAGAATCACCCCGGTGAATACATTTTATCTAAAACACAGGGTATTGATCTACATGTGATGAATAAATTAAGTTTAAGTCGATTTATAGATGGGGGCCGTGGTGTCTAAGGGATTTTTATTATTTGCACAAAACACTGACGATGTGAATTATATAGAGCAGGCCTATGCTCTTGCCTTGAGTATAAAAATTAGTCAATCAGATATTAAATCGGTGTCATTGATGACTAATTGTAAAGTTCCAAACAAGTATTCTAAAGTTTTCGATCAAATAGTACCGATCCCGTGGACTACTGATACTACTACTGTATTAGCTGGCGAGCATCGATGGAAATTATATCATGCAACTCCGTATGAAGAAACTATCGTATTAGACACTGATATGTTATTATTAGAGGATATCAGCGTATGGTGGGATTATTGCGGCCATTATGATTTTAAATTTTGTTCACGTATAAAAAATTACAAACAAGATGTCGTAAATGACACCTATCATAGAAAAGCATTCATAACCAACAAGTTAACTAATCCCTATTATGCTTTACATTATTTTAAAAAGCGACCACAATCCCTTGAGTTTTATAAAGTGTTAGAGTTTGTATGTAATAATTGGCAATGGTGCTATGATAAATTTGCACCTAATGAATATCAAGATTGGTTAAGTATGGACTTGGCTGCCGCGATCGCGATTGAGATTTCAGGAACACATGAACAGGCAGTTGATGCAGTGAGTCCTTTAGAATTTATACATATGAAAACTCCAATCCAGGGCTGGATACCAATACCAGTAAGCTGGCAAGATACAGTGCCATTTGTTTTAAATACCCAAGGCGATCTTATAGTAGGCAATATCAAGCAGACTAAATTATTTCATTATGTGGAAAAGAATTTTATTTCAAAACATATATTAACTAAATTGGAGAACTTGGCTAATGGCACGTAACCCTCCACGCTTTATTCCTCCTAAGTTTTATATTCATTACGATAAAAAAACTGGTGAAATTATCTCAGCCAGTAATGAAATTAACACAGCATACAATAAAATTGAAATAACGCACGATGAGTATGAACGATTTTTATATGGTGCAGAAAAGTTTAGTGATTATCAAGTAGGGCTTATTAAAACAATAGATAAGCAAACAGTGCTTGCCCTTGTGCAAAAAGTCGATCAAGGATATGCATTTAAAAATAATATGTTTGAATGGATACAAGATACTCCTAATAAATCCACAGAATGTATAGTAACATGGGACAAGATTGCTCAACAATGGACATTTGCAGTTTCGAAAAAATGCCAAGAGCGCATTAAAGAAAATATAACTACTGACACACTGTTATTTTTTGTTATGTTAGAAAACGATTTTGATTTCTTAATTAGAACAATTTCCGTTAATACACAAGATTTGCTGTTGGGCGAGGAAATTAAACGTCCTTTTGAAAGTCGTATAGAACAAGATATTACTAAGATTTCAATAGCAAGCAAAATATTATTTCAAAGTTATGGATTAAAAATAAATGATTAAAATTATAGAACAGGATATCATCTTCCTTAGTTATGATGAACCTAATGCTGAAAAAAATTATGCAGACTTATGTGGAAAAGTTCCCTGGGCCAAACGTGTACACGGAGTTAAGGGATCGGATGCCGCACACAAAGCCTGCGCCGCGGTAAGTGACACAGAATACTTTGTCACCGTAGATGCCGACAATATTGTAGATCCTAAGTTTTTAGAAGTAGAAATTGATTTATCCGCACTCGGACTAACTAGCGAAAATGTCTTCAGCTGGTGTGGTCGAGTGAATGTCAACGGACTAATGTATGGCAACGGCGGCCTCAAATTATGGACACGCAAATTTGTCAACGAAATGAAAACTCATGAGAACTCAGATCCTACAGATTTAAAAGGAAAAGTAGAGTTTTGTTTTGACAATCGGTACTATCAATTTAATGAAAACTACAGTGAGAGCTTTACCAATGCAAATCCATTCCAAGCATGGCGAGCAGGATTCCGCGAAGGTGTTAAAATGTCATTAGATCAAGGTGCCAAGGTAAAAGATCTTAAACAGGTATGGTGGCAAAATTATCATAGATTACTCATATGGTCTAGTGTAGGAACAGATGTAGAAAACGGTATTTGGAGTATTATGGGAGCAAGAGAAGGCTGTTATAAAACTATGTGTACTGATTGGGATTACAGCCAAGTGAGAGATTTTGATTGGTTAACAGCATATTGGAATTCAACTCACGAACAGGCAGAATCAGAAGATATGACCAAATACATTAATTTTTTAGGAAAAGAACTTAAAGATAAATGCGGATTAGAAATTGCCAATCTCGACGGTGCGGGTAGTACGTTCTTTAAACTTGTTTATCAAAATACTCCAAGGATAATTCGTAAACGTGTTTGATATAATTTTTATAAGTTATAACGAAGCTGATGCTGATGATAACTTTAATAACCTCAAAGAACGGTTTTCATTAGCCAAACGTGTGCATGGTATCAAAGGCATACATCAGGCTCATATAGTGGCCGCTAAAAAATCATTCACCAGAATGTTCTGGGTAGTTGATGCTGATGCAGTCATATTGAATTCATTTAATTTTGATTATAAAGTGGCTGAATCAGAGTTGGATGTAGTACATGTTTGGAGAAGTATTAATCCTATCAATAATTTATCTTACGGATATGGTGGAGTTAAATTGCTACCAAAACAACTGACTATAAACATGAATACCGATACTACTGACATGACTATGAATATCAGTAGTAAATTTAAAGCAATGGATGAAGTTAGTAACATCACTGCATTTAATACAGATGCATTTAGCACATGGCGCAGTTCCTTTAGAGAATGTTGTAAACTAGCTATAATCAACAATGAAGAATCTTTGGCCAGATTAGAGTTGTGGTGCCAGCTTAATCCAGATGTACCGTTTGGCGGTCATGCATACATGGGAGCTATTCAAGGCAAGCAATATGGTGAAAAGAATGCCTCCAGTAAGGAGGCACTTGCTAAAATAAATGATTTTAATTGGCTAGAAGATTTGTGGCTAGCGGAAAAATCTCAGCTATCACTTGAGCACAAGCAATAGCAACTTCTTGGTGTTCTTTCTGAGTACCATTTGCACTGCGCAATTCAATAAAATGAATCCAACTGCGTAGTGTACCATTCATATAAATTCTACTTTCTATAAGCCCTTCTGGCAATACTGCACGAGCTTGTTCTTTAGCTATGCCATTAGCGATAGCCCACTCGTACTCTCTTTGT